AGGCATAATCATGAATGGTATATTGAGGGTGAAACTAGAGTAAGACCAAGGATGCACTTTGAGATGGCACGATGAACGATTATGATTCCAGACTACATCAAAAAAGAAATATTAGTGGTGTAGAAATAGATGATGTTAGAGAGAGATATACAAATCCAGTAGATTTTGATACTAGACAAAACCTACCAAAATACAGAACTCTCTCTGGTGAAAAGTTAGCAAATGAGATAGCGGCACATAAACCAGATTTAGTTATTGATCTGGGGTGTGGTGCTAACTATTTCAAACCGATTGTAAGAAATGTTATTGGTGTAGACCTTACACATTTACCACAAGTAGATTTACAAAGAGATGTAAATACTTTGCCTGATATCTTCAAACCTAATGTTGCAGACTTTGTATTTTGTTTCGGCCCATGGTCAGTTTATGAACTAGATGCGCCAGAGGATTGGGAATATAATAGAAGAGTTATTAAAGTAATAAAGTATCTACTAAAAAAAGATGGAACTGCTATATTACATGCAAATAGTAAGAGAACAATATGGAATGAAGAGAACATTACAATGTTGGGTGATGAGGTTGGTTTTAAAACACAGATAGATGGTATTGGTATCACGGATACAAGATTGATGACAAAAGACCATTGGAGAATACAACAACAAGTGCCAGAACATAGGGAAAGTATAGGGATGTGTCAAGATGGTGAGGATTTGATAAAGAATCCTAGATATGTGTGGCGATGGACACATATATAAACATGGGAGAAAATTATGCCGACATATACATTTAAAAGAGAAGAATGTCATGGAGACCAGATGGAACTCTGGACAGACTTTATGACTATTGCAGATAAAGAAAAGTATTTAGAAGAGAACCCAGATGTAAGACAAGTTCTGGTGCCTGTTGCAATTGTAGGTGGTGTTGAGGGGAAAACACATAAGGTAGATGACGGTTTCAAAGAGAACATGTCTAGGATTGCAGAAGCACATCCAAACTCACCACTTGCAGATAGATATGGTAGTGGTGAAACAAATGCTAAGAAAAAGGCAAGAGGTGTCATTCAGAAAAGAACTGGAGCCACAGTGAATGTATCGACTAAACACAACTTAAACAAAACAGAAACCATTGGTGGTAGACACACATATAAGTAATGCCATTTTTACAAAGAAAAGTGCCAGATTATAACAAGTATACTTACACTGGTTGGAAGTTATTAGAGGAGTTTGATAAGGATGCTCACATATTAGATATTGGTTGTGGTTATAATTTATTTAAACCACACTGTAAAAACTTATATGGGATAGATCCATATAATAAAGAAGCTGATGAAATGATATCATTTGAAGATTATATACCACACAAAAATTTTGATATATTTTTAGCATTAGGAAGTTTAAATTTTTATGATGAAACTTATGTAGAATTACAAATAAAACATTTAAGTGAAATAACTAAAAGTGGTGATATTATTTTTTGGCGACAATCAATGGGAGATAATCCCAACTTTAAGGATGCTTTTGAACAAAGAAATATTAGATACAATAAAATTAATAGACTACCAGAAGAGGAAAAATCTTTAAGTTTTTTTCCTTGGGATTGGAACTATAATAAATATTTTGTAGATAAGTATGGATTTGAACTATTAGATTTTAAAGAAGAGAGTGGTATTAATTATCCCACTAAATTAAAAGGTTTGAGATACTATGCAAAGTGGAGTAAAAAATGAGTAAGAAATTAGAAATAACAAATAAAAATATGGTTGCTATTAAACCAGCAACAGATAACCAAAAATTGGTTTTTGAAAGTTGGAAAACTGGTACAAGTCAGTTTTTATATGGAGCAGCAGGAACTGGAAAGACATTTATTTCTTTATATAATGGATTAAGAGAAGCACTAGATAACACATCAAAAATTGATAAAGTTATTATAGTTCGTTCACTTATACCAACAAGAGAGATAGGTTTTTTGCCCGGCGATGAAGATGATAAGTCTGCATTGTATCAAGTTCCATATTCTAACATGGTTCAGTTTATGTTTGAAATGCCTAACGAACAATCCTTTACGAATTTGTATGAAAGATTGAAAGCACAAGGAACATTGTTTTTCTTATCAACATCTTTTCTACGAGGACTAACATTTGATAATGCTCTTGTTATAGTCGATGAATGTCAGAATTTAAATTTTCATGAGTTAGATACGATTACAACTAGACTTGGACAAGACTCCAAGATTGCATTTTGTGGTGACTTTACACAAAGTGATTTAGTAAGAACAAATGAGAAAAACGGACTTTGGGATTTTCTAAGAATCGCAGAGGAAATGAAAGAATTTAATTGTACAGAATTTACAATCGGTGATATTGTACGAAGTGGGTTTGTAAGAAACTACTTGATACAAAAAACCAAACTAGGGATAGGAATGGAGTAAACCAATGCCGCCACGCAATCATCAGAATTGGACTAAAACGCCTAAAGTAGAATATATTTCTAGCGAGTGTTATAACAATTATGAGATATTTGAAAAGGAACAAGAACACATTTTCTCTAAAGTGTGGGTGCCGATGTGTCATATCAGTGAGATGTATAATGAAGGTAACTATAGAACATCACAGATTGCTGGTCAAAATGTGATGGCAGTGAATACCAAAGATGGTATTAAGGCATATCGCAATTATGGATTTAATCAACCAGCTGGTACGGTTGCTGCACCCATCGTAACCTCTGAACCAAAACTATATTGTGAAGTAAAACACGGTGGTATGGTATGGGTAACACTTAATCCAAATCCTACACAAAGTGTGGATGAGTGGACTGCTGGTGCATTTGATTGTATCGCAGATGCAATTGATACAGAAGAGATGGAAGTGTTTCATTATCACAAAGCAGTTATAGATACAAACTATAAACTATGGCATGATACTAACAGTGAGTTCTACCATGACTTTATGCACTATTTTAATCGTGTATCTGGATTCAATGATGAATACTTTGCTCGTAAGAATATTGCTTTTGATAATGGTCATGTCAATGTAAGTTCGTTTACTGTAAACTATGAAGAATATGCTGGGTTTGAAGATAGAGGTGAACTTAGTTTCCCTAATCTACCACCAAACCAATGGTATATGGTTGATTTATTTCCCGGCTATAATTTTAATCTAAGAGGGAGTGCTTATCGTTCAGATAGTGTAACACCTTTAGGCCCTAATAAGGTATTGATTGAATTTCGTGGTTATGGATTAAAGAAAGATACTAAAGAAGAAAGAATGACTCGTATTAATCACCACAATTCTATTTGGGGGCCATTTGGACGTAACCTTCATGAAGATTTGATTGGAGTTGCTGGACAAGGAACTACAATGCGAGAGGGTACAGAAACAAGAAATATATTACATGGTAGACATGAAAACCGTACTATTCACGATGAAGTGGGTATGAGACATTACTATGCAGAGTGGGGTAAACATTTAGATGTTGATCCAAAACAACCACTTGCAGCTTAAGGAGTTAAAATGGATATAATCAAGTTGAGAAAACAGTTAGAAATAGATGAGGGTATAAAACACGAAGTATATCTTGATCATTTAGGATTGGCCACTTTTGGTATTGGGCATTTAGTCCTAAACAGTGATCCAGAATATGGTGCTGAAGTTGGAACACCAGTTTCAGAAGAAAGAGTTATTGAATGTTTTGAATCAGATTTAGAAACTGTTATCGGTGATTGCGAATCTTTGTATGAAGATTTTGATGATCTACCAGAGGAAGCAAAACAAATTATTGCCAATATGATGTTTAATATGGGCTACCCAAGATTGTCTAAATTTAAAGGTATGAAGGCAGGAGTAGATGCGAGAGATTGGGAACGGGCCGCAGACGAAATGGTTGACAGCAGATGGTATAGACAAGTGACTAAAAGGGCAGATAGATTAGTAGATAGAATGAGACAAATTGATACTTGACAATTGTGTTGATTTGTGATATACTGTAAGTTATATAATTAAAGAAGGATATATTATGTTTAAGCATGAAACGGTAGTATTACCAGAAGTTACTACAAAAAATATCAGTGGTAAGAGATTTTATCTTACGCCAGAGGGTAATAAGTATCCCTCTATTACTACTGTTCTCAATGGACGGAAAGCAGAGGGATTATTTGAGTGGCGTAAAAGGGTTGGTAACGATGTTGCTAATCATGTTATGCGAACTGCTGCTAGTCGTGGTACAAAAGTTCATCAAATGTGTGAGGACTATTTAAATAATAACTTTGATGAAACTAAACATAAAAAAGATTTTCTTCCATATTGTTTATTCAAAGAGTTATCTGCACAGCTGTTATGCAAAATTGATATGATTAGGTCGCAAGAGTGTGGCCTTTATTCTGATAAATATAAAGTAGCAGGGCGAGTAGATTGTATTGCAGAATATGATGGAGTCCTATCTATTATTGATTTCAAGACATCACGAAGAGAACGTAATGATGATTGGAATGAAAACTATTACATTCAAGGCTCTGCATATGCAGAGATGTTTGAAGAACGAACAAGTCAACCCATAAATCAAGTGGTTATACTTGTTGTAACCGAAGATGGAACTGTTCAAGAGTTTATAAAGGATAAGACAGAATATTTGCCTTTATTAGAAGAAGCAGTTAGCGTCTTTAACTTAAAGGAACAAGAAAGTGAAAAACTTACTGCTTAGTTTTCTTATCGGTATTGCTCTAACTACTACAGTATATGCTATTGAACCGAATCAAGAACCCCCATGTTGTGATGTAACAGAAAGCCCTCTTTATGAACCAAATGATGAGGATGAAAAACTAATAATACCAGAAGAAGCGCCACCAAACGAATTTGTTATAATGCGACCAATGACATGTAGATCAATACCAGATATGGTTGCTCTTTTAAAAGATAAAAATGGTGAAATACCTTTTATCAGTGGAGATGCATATTTGGTAACACAAAACGGTGCAACTTTACCCATACAGATTATGTGGTCAATGAATCCAGAATCTAGTGGATTTACTTTAGTTGAATTACATCATTCAACAGGCTATGCTTGTCTTTTGGGGTCTGGTTGGGGTATGAAAATGCATACACCAAAAGAAAGTACGGCAAAAATAGAGATTTCTCTTGACAAAGGGTTATAGATATGTTATAAATATAACTACAATTCGTTGATACGAGTTAAATGCTGGGTAGGACATGGGGGCAGTACCCATCGCCTCCACCATAAACACATGTGAGGAAACCTTTATGGATGCTAAAATTTTTGTATTAGTAGTTTCAATGTGGGGAAACAATGGAACAGAATGGGAGTATATTGGAAACCAATCAGTTTTAAATCAAGACATGACTCAGCAACAATGTGAGTACATGGCTGATGAAGAAAAAACTTGGACAGTACATAATACTAACAAATACTATCGTATACAAATGCAATGTTATCCTAAAAAATGTGCAGGTCAAAAGACTTGCGAATAGTCGTGTGTTTATGATGGGGGCGAAATAGGATCGACTAACAGAGATAGACAAGAGGAGAATTGTCGGTTGACTCCGTAATTGGTCAAGACTACAAATGCAAACGATAATTTTGCAATCGAGGATTTCGCACTAGCTGCTTAATCTCATGGAGTTCGGTAGGTACTTAGCAACAGAAACCTACCACTGTTTCCTCTGTAAAACGAGGATTCGCAGGCGATACTATTTGAATGTGCATCAGTAGCTATGATGTACTGTATCGGCGACGTGGAATGGACTACCAATAAGTGTAAGGTAGACTCGAAGTAAATGGCCGTATTATTCCACAATGGCAGGGCGCGCTGGATGCCTGAAGGGAACTATAATAGTCCTGCCTTCATTTTTTATTTGAGGTTGATATGAGAAAATTTATATATGATACTTGGAATGTTGTTATGAACTACGAAAGAAATCCACTAAGACATATTCCAGATACAAATACACGCCATATGATTATGCAAGTATTAGCATGGATGTGGTGTATTGCTTTCAGTTCATACTTTACTAGTATGTGGATTTTTGGTGTTACTACTATTGCACATATTATCATTTTGGCTGCAATCACAATAACAGTTGCAACTTTTGAAACTGCAAAACGTAAACCAAGTTTTTTTATTAAAAAGGGGTATCATACCCCAAGTCGTGCCAGATATATTTGGGTCAATGGTAAACGAATAAAAGACCCATATGGTGGAGAACACGAATGATAAAATTTAAACAAAATTCCAAGACATTTTCTATGAAAATAGAGTCTATTGCAAAAGAGAAAAAGATTTCTCACATGGATGCTGTATTGGATTATTGTGAAAAAAATGAAGTTGAGCCTGATACAGTTGGGCGTTTAATTAGTAAAGGATTAAAAGAGAAGATTGAAGCAAATGCAAGAGATTTACATTTCTTACCAAAACATGCAAAACTACCTATATGAAAAAAATTAAATTAGGTGTTGACAATGGGTAATATTTATGTTAATATCAGTATATTAAAATGAAACAGGCATTAGAAGGAATTAAATTATGTCAGTACGAAGTGAAGGTTTTTTTGAATCTAAAGTAGAGGGTCTCCAAGCCCGTATTAAAAATTTGGAATTTAACAACGCTGAGTTAGTTGTTAAAAACAAAGAATTAGTAGAGAGAATTTCAGATCTCTCTGTTCGTAAACCACATATATCAAAGAGGAAACAATATGAAAAAAGGTGACCTAGTTACAGTGTTGACTAACGCTGGTGAATTTATTGGTCGATTGGATAAGAATGATGAAACTGGTGTTCACATTGATAATCCAAAAATGATTGTAAATACCAAAGAAGGTAAAATGGGATTTGCAAGGGGTGTCTGTATGACAGGCGAAGAGAACGCTAAAAGCGCTGTCTTTCGTGCTGGGGGTGTGGTATTACTTACACCATGTAATGCAGATATAAATAAAGCATATACAGAAGTAGTAAGTGGTATAGTGGTGTAAATATGGATAACGGCATTCCAATTTTTCCAATGGGTGTGATTAAGATTTATCAAAATCCTAATCCGCCTGTTTATAAAAGTGACTTTAAGTTCAATACACAAGGTGGTAATAATCCAAACACAACACAGTTTGGTGATGAACTTCCTAATATTGTAAATCGACCAGAGATGCAAGATTTGAAAGTTTGGTTTGAGGAATGTACAAAAGACTATCTTGATAACGTAATGACTATTGCATATGATGAATTTTGGATACATGAAAGTTGGATAAACGAAGCAAACCCAGGCAGTTCACAAAATATGCATAACCACGGTAATTCTATAATCAGTGGTGTATATTACTTTGACAGTCATCCTAATCAACCACCATTAACTTTTGAGAAGGTTGCTTTCAATACCGACCCATTTATGTCTTTAAGAAAACATTACAATAGAGCAAATCCAAACTTTACAAATCAACTTGCTTTCCCATGTACTAAGGGTTCATTGATTATGTTTAACTCATACTTATATCATGGGTTTGGAAAGAATAACACAGATCATAAAAGAGTAAGTCTTGCATTTAATATACTTGCAAACTTATCTGATAGAGATCATTATAAACTAAAGTTTGAAAAGGAAGAAAGATTCTTTAATAACGAAACAGCAGAGTATGAGGTACAAGGTACTAATTCAGACTCTACTATTGCAAGAAAGATGTCTAAATGAAACATCTAATTTACGGTAATGGTGAATCAAGAAAGTTTTTACCTCTAAGTGCATACATAGTGACTTGGGGATGTAATGCCATCTATCGTGATTTTGTTGTTGACAATTTAGTGTCAGTAGACTATAATATGCAACAAGAAATATATGAAAGTGGTTATGTAAAGGACAATAAATGTCACTTTGCAGATTGGGATATATTACCACCAGAGTTCGGGCCTGAATCATTGATTATGGGTTGGGGTGATGGTAATGTACATGAAACAAAAGAAATGCCTGAACAAAGGGGGTGTGTCGTTCAAGGTAAAACAAAAGAATCTGTAAAAGAAACAGTAAAAGAAATTATGGCACTAAACCCACATATGGATGAGACAGATTTATATAATAAATTATCTTATAATGTGGGATTGTACATAACACATGTAGGGGAAGATAGAGTACAAAATATAGAATATCCGAAAGGGTGGTCTACTGGAAATACTGCTATTCATCTTGCATGTCAACAAGGTGCTACAGAAATATACATGGTAGGGTTTGATGGAAGTGATTACAGCAAACCTATAAATAACATGTATAAGGGTACAAAGAATTATGTATCCGAAAGTGCTAAAGGTTTTAATCCAATTAATTGGAATAATCAGTATAACACGATAGTCAAGGAATTTCCTAACGTCATGTTTTACAAGATTGGTGACAAGGATGAAACCCTAGGCGTAAATCAGAAAACAATGACATACGAAACATACGAAAAAGGAGTATAAAATGTCTTTAGAAGAATATAGAAAGTCCAAATCCTTGGACAAACTACTTGGTGCAATCAAAGAAGCTGATGAACCACAAGTTCAAAAAAAATCATATGTAGACGAAAGAATGTGGAAACCAGAGTTGGATAAAACTGGTAATGGTTACGCTGTTATTCGTTTCTTGCCTGCGGCACAAATTGAGAAATCATGGGTGAAGTTATATTCACATGCTTTCCAAGGGCCTACTGGACAGTGGTTTATTGAGAACTCTCTTACTACTCTGCCTGGCGGTAAAGACCCAGTGTCAGAACATAATACTGCATTGTGGAATAGTGGTGTAGAGTCCGATAAGGAACTTGCCCGTAAACAAAAGAGGAAGTTATCTTACTACTCAAATATCTATGTAGTAAGTGATCCTAAACATCCAGAGAACGAAGGTAAAGTTTTCTTGTTCAGATATGGTAAAAAGATTTGGGATAAGATTTCCGAAGCTGCAACACCAGCATTTGAAGATGAGAAACCTTTAAACGCTTTTGATTTGGATGAAGGTGCTGACTTCAAATTGAAGATTCGTAAGGTAGACGGTTACTGGAACTATGATAAATCAGAGTTCGCTGAACCATCTAAACTTGCAGAGGATGATAAGTTGGAAGAAATCTTTGCTAGTCAATATGACTTACAAGAGTTTCTTGCTCCATCTAACTTCAAGTCTTATGATGAACTTAAAACTAGGTTAGATATTGTTTTGTCTGGAACGGTAGTTGCTAAAACAGCAGAAACCATTATGGACGAACCAGTAGCACCAGTTGTTGATACTACACCAGTATCAGCGCCTGATACTACCAATGAAGAAGATGACGATACTATGTCATACTTTGAAAAATTGGCTAGTAACTAATTAAAAGAAACCATCTGCAGCAGCAGGCGAGTTGTTATTATGCATTAACGACTGGCCTGTGTAGGTGGTACGCTTATCCGATTTATCTGATTTATCTGTCATATCTATAACTGTAGTGGTATTTCTTGTACCTCTTTGATTTGACAATTGTTCTGAACCAGTAATAAACTTTTTCTTTTCTGCCTCTGCAACTGGATCAATTGATCCTGCCTCAACTGCATTTGCTTCAGTAACTAAATCTAAGCCTGTTGCTGGATCAAGTCCAGCAAACTTGTAAACTGCATCTGGGATAGGATTTAAATTTGCCTTTCCACCACCAAACTTTTTACCAAATAATTCCATAGATGGTAACTCAAAAGTTAAAAAATCTGGGGGTGGTAAAATACCTTTTAGTAGATTACCAATCATAGAACCAGTTTGACTTAATCTTTCTTTTATACTAGGCCCTTCACTTACAAAAGAAAATAAACCTTTTATAAAATCTATAACATCATCAACAATACCCATAATAAATTTACCCATACTAAAAGGTTTTACATTTCCTTTTTCATCTTTACCAAAACCAAATATATCTCTAAAGAAGTTTATTGCAAGATTATAAGGCATTAGAATTATATCTATAAACTTGGTTGCAAAACTATCGCCTGGTTTAAATGTAAACAAATCTTTGAAGAATCCTATAATGTTCTTAAACTTTTCAGAAACAAAATTAGTAATTCCATTCCAACCAGAAACTACCTTATCTTTTGCAAAACTAAACGCTGATGAAAAGGTATCTTTGACACTGTTAAATGTATTTTTTGCACCCTCTTTTACTCTATTCCAAGTGCCAGATATAAAACCAGTAAATCTCTCGTAGGTATCAGTAAAGAACCCACTAATAGATTTACCTATAGATTCTGTTCCTTCAAATCCAAATACTTTACCGATTATATTGAAAACACCAGTAAGTAGATTGTCTAGAGTTTTTAGTAGAAACTTTCCAATCCCACCAAAAAGTTTTTTAATACCACCAAGAATATCACCTTTTTGGAATAATTTAAATGCATCACCTATAGATGAAAATAACTCTTTAATATTTTCCCATTGTTTAAGGAATACATCCTCAACTATTGGGTATATTTCTTTTGCAAAAAAATCTACTATTTTCATAATTACTGGAAGAATATCTTCTTTGAATACCTTAACAAGTTTCATAACTGCTGGTATCACTTTGTCTATTAAAAAAGTTTTTAGTTGATCAAAGTATTTACTATTAACAAATGCAAATATTGCTGGAAGTAGAAGCGCTAATGCGCCTTTCTTAACCATATCCAACAATCCACCACCACCTTTTTTTGCCATATCTATAACACCACCACCCATGTTTGCTAAACCATCTTTGATACCCTCTAAACTAGTTAGAGATTTTAGTGTTGCTTGCATAGACAATGCTCTAGATTTTGCTTCTTCTTTCATTCTACCAGCGATACCTAGTTTATTCTTTTTCTCTAATCGTGCCTCTTGCTTTGCAATGTTTGCCTGTTCTCTCTGTAGTTCTAGATTCTCATCTGCATTACCACCAGCAGCTGTTATTGCATCTTTCATTTCTTGTAGTGCAACTTTTTGCTGTTCAATATCATCTTTTTCTCTTTGTCTAGCAGTTAATTCTTCTGCTGATATCCCAAGAAGTCTTGCCTGATTATCTAGTTGTTTTATGTCATTTGCAGCTTGTTCTTTTGCAGCTTTAGATACACCTTTTTTGTTAGAAGATGCAAGTTCTCTAATTTCTGCAACTTGTTCTTTACTATATTTTTTTGCTTCTATGTCTGTCTGTTTTTGCGCTTTAACAGTTTCTTTTAGAGTTTCATTTTGCTTTTTTAGTTCTGCAATTATTTGTGGATCAAATTTATCAGACATTACTTAATTACCTTTTTTAACCATAGATAGATTGCATAACAAGTAAATAAATATACTGTTGCAATACTTACATCAAGAAGATGTTCTCTCATGTGATATATAAACTCTATACCAGCCTGAACATCACCCATACCTTCTGTTTCTCCATCAATTGTAATATTTTTAACGAAACCTTCATCGTTAAAATCTACAGCAATTCTATCTGCTTCACTCCCATCTTCATATGGATTATTAATAGTTTGGTTTATATCACTCATTTACTTTCCTATTTCTTTTTATCAGCGTATGCATTTGCACCAAAGTATGCGGCAACAATTGCTGAAGTGGCAACGAAGTAAGTCGGAGCAATATCTCCGATAATATTCGCCGCTGTATCATAACCTAACATTGCTGTAATCAAAACCGCCGCTGGATAGTTGAATATACCCATCAAAGCAAACCATGTCATATATCTCATTGCATCACGCCTCGAATCAGCATCCTCTAATTCTTTTCTTTTAAATTCCAGATACATTCTTTGTTCGTCTGAACTCACAGTTCCATCACCGTTACTATCTGCTGGATGATATCCTGCTTTTTTAATTTCTTCTGGCATTTGTTTTCCTCTCGTTAGGTAATGATAAGATAGATTATGCCGCTAAGTAAAGCAATGTCAGCACATATACTCCAAACTATATATGCCCTAAACACCCATTTCCTTAACTGTTCTATTAGAGGGGTCTTCATCACTTCCCCCTACAATTCTAACTTCCATTTTATTTTCCTTTATATCTATTTATTCCTTTGATTCTCTCTTTCAATCCTTTCATTCTCTTTTTTAATCCATTCAGAGAGTAATGCCGTATATATTTCCCTTTCCCAAGGTAACATTTCTTCTAACTCTGTCAAACTATAACTATGATGTTGCATCATAGAAAAATTCATTTTGTAATAGTTTTCTAGCGTATCATGAGAAAGGATTACCCTAAAAAACTTTGCAGCCCCTCCAACAGCACCGTAGACTCAACTTTAGTTTTTGGATTTGTTACTTGTATCTCATGTCTAAGTCTAGGCATAGTTTCAAAGAAGCTTACTACATTTTGAAATTGTTCAGTATTCATTTGATCTACAAACTCTTGTATCTCTTTTTCTGATGTATCAGCTCTATTGTAAATCTTATCATCATAATGTATTTCTGCAATACAGTGATTAATCATCTCAAACATCATAGATGCATCTTTCTGTGTTGAGTATTGTGCATAATCCTTTAATGTAGGATATCGCATTACGATTTTAATTGTATCTGTTATATTAATTTGATTTGTGTGATCATCAAACATTTGAGTTTCAATTTGATCTAATTTTATCTCAATCGGAACTTTTGTTTCATTATCATCTGGGCAAGTTACAATTAGTTTTGCTGTCTCACCAACCGATTTTGCTCTAATTTTCATAAACAAATATTCTATATCAAATACTGGTGATGCTATTGCATCAACTTGTCCGTTTGTACATGATGATACTAATTCACTAATTGTATTTGCTATGTTTGCTATATCGTCACTCTCTTGTGCCATCATAAGAACCTTTTGTTCTTTGACTAAGAATGGACGGTATTTTGTTGTTTCGCCTGTACTAGGAATTGTTATTTCATAGGTAGGGGTATCTAGTCTTGGTAGTGCCATAATTATTCATCCTTTATTAATTATCTTCTTGTAAATGCTACGTTTTTCAAATTCGTCCTTCTCACCGTGTCAACACCAATTGATTCAAGCATTTCTTCTATTGGTGCAGGCAATGAACTTTCAGAATTTAAAGACTTCCAATATCTATAAGAGAATGTTACACCTATAGTGTGAAAGGAGTCATTTTGAGCGTAGTCCAAACCTTGTTCTGCGATTTGTTTTGGAAACGCTTCAACTAATTCAATGCCATATGTTCTGGCGTTCAAATTGTTTAACTGGTATATAGTAACACTACCAACGTAGTCATCGTAGTATCCCATAGACCAAGTCTGTGGGTTATATGCGAGTCTTTGCCAACTCTCAAATAATTGTTTTTCTTTCATATCTGGGCCACATTGAAAAGTGCCTGTTATTTCTGGATAACTATAACCTTGGACAATCTCTCTTGTTGGGCCATATATGTTTGTGTCTGCTTCAGTATCAAGAGTCCTGCCTGGGAAGGATATCTGTGAACATCTTAATCCAGTTGCTCTTGCTGTTCCGTCACTATTAACTTTCCCCATGAGAAGAGAAAATACATTGTCTAATGCATTACCTCTTTGTGAACCTCTAGTTCCAGTTGGACAAGATAGAATAACTTCAAACTTATTAGGTTGTGCAACACCGTCATTACGAAACCCAGCGGCTGCGCTTTCAATGTCATCACTTACTACACCTAATTGTCTTAGTATATCTTTTGCAATACTCATTATACCATCTTTCTTGAATCTGACCAAACAGCGTCTGCTGATGCTTTCTTGAATCTTTGCACCGGCAGTAAAGTTGCTATAGTTAATTCATCTGCATCAATTCTTCTGAATTGACTTCTTGTATATCCTGCTAAGTATTTATGTATAGTAGGACGAATTAATCTTATAGATTTTACCTTGTTATATGTGACATTTAATACTGTGTTTTCATCAAATTGTGTATTACTACTAAAATCTACAATCCTATCAAGTAATCTCATTCTTAGAGGTATAGGTAGATAATGAAAGTTGATACCTAAAAACCCATCGTTGTATTGTTCTAACGGTAAGACTAGAGGAAAAGTATCATAGTAGGGTAACTTCTTGGCATCCCTTGGTGAGTAGATAAACATGTTCAGTCTACCAAAGTGTGGTTTGGTTGACCTTTTACCATCTCTGATTAAGTCCAGAGATGTTGGTGTGCCAAACTCTTTTATTTTTTCTCTATACCATTCAGTAGACTTTGGACGGCCTTTTGCCGCAGCTTGAACTGCTTTGATATACTTAGAAACTGCCATCTAATTTCTTTCTATTTTCAAGGTGTTCTGCTTCAACATCATCTTTTGATTGTCCATGATATGCAACTGCATAATGTTTTTCAATCATAAAGTCGTTTAATATCATAGATGTATTTTTTCTATCTGGTCTAATATCAAGTACTTTGAACTTTCCAAGTATTCTACCATACTTTCCAGACTTATCTTTTTCAGTAATAAGTGTTTGCATAGAACCAACAGGCATATAAGACTTAACTAATTCTTTTGCCATATTTCCATATCTTTTTTCTTCTAAATCTCTGGTTCTAGACTCTGGGGTATCAATCCCATATAGTCTAATTCGTTCCTTGTGCAACCACACACCGAACCCTAAATCAATGTCAACATCTACAGTGTCGCCATCTACTACTCTTAATATTTTACATCTATATTCATACATACTACTATTTATACCTTATTCCTAGATGATCTTCTGTTAGTATTTTAAATTCCCAATTTCTATCCAGACAATATTCATTTGCATATTTCCACTTTGCCTGATTGATACCCCATGTTTTTACTTTATTATACCACGCCTTTGTCTTTCTGCTGGGTTTCTTTTCTGGTGGACTACATTGAACTTTTGGTTTAATTTCAATAATAAACTTCTTAATAGAACCATCGTGCTGTTTTGCTTTTATATAAAAATCTGGGAAATATCTATGCCTTCTTCCATCCCACGGAGATACATATGGAATTATATGTTCTTCACTTCCCCACTCTAGAATGTTATCACTATTATCGGCATACACCATGAACTTACGCTCCCAAAGTGAACGGTATATTACATTCATGGGATCACCAATATACTTGTGGGTATTCTTTAGTTTGTATTTACCTTTATAAGCCATTATAAATAGTTATAACCTTCCGTATTATTTAGGGGTAACTATGGCAATAGATTTTAGTAGATCAAGAGCAGTTTCAACTGTTAAAAAAACATTACGAAAAGTATCTGGTAATTTGCCAGGCCTTGCTGGTATTATATCTGGTAGAGGTGGAGATAGTTCTGATTTCGCTGGACTAAACCGAAAAGCAAAATCACCAAATATGTATTCATTTCCAATAGATGTTACAGCAGCGCCTGGGCTTGGTAATCATGGACACTACATGATTTTTTATGTCAACCAACAGTCAAATGCTAAATTGAAATTTGGAGAGGCAGAATCTGGTACGGCTCAAATGGAGAGAGAAGAGAAGAACAGAAATATTCCAGCATATATTAAGGAAATGCTACCAGATGGTTCTGGTAAAACCGATACAAAACAATCAAATGAATTACAGAAACAAGTACACTCTGATATGCCATTTGCTGGTGGGCCTCCAAACCGAAACATCAAACCAAAAGCTTCTGGTTCTACAGTATTTTTGAAGAGACCCCCAACAACAAGATTAGATACAGCAATTGCATTGTATATGCCCCCACAAGTACAAGTATCATATAAGTCACAGTATTCCGATACCCCAATCGGTGGTGGAGTTGGAGCTGCAATGGATGTATATTCTGCTGTTATGGCTGGAAGGGGTGTAGAAAATGCTATGAAAGTGGCAGTTGATAGAGGTGGACAAGCATTAAAAGAGGGTATAAAAGGTACTACACTTTCGATGGTAGGTGCATTGCCTGGCATGTCTGGTGCAAGAGAAGCGTTTGAAATTGCAGAAGGATATATTCAGTCAGACAGAATGGAACTTGCATTTAAAGGTATTGACAAAAGAGCATTCTCATATACATTTAAGATGATACCAAGAAATGACAGAGAATCAGATGAAATACGCAAAATTATATTTGCCTTTAAAGCAAACATGTTGCCAGAGTTTAAAGATGGTGTTAGAAACGGGCGAGAGATGATAATGCCTAATACATTTGACATAGAGTACATGTACAATGGTAAAGAAAACGATTACCTACATAAAATATCTACATGCGTATTAGAAGATTTACAAGTAACACAAGGTGGAAGTAGGTATAAAACATTTACTGCAAAAGAAGATGGTGCTCCACCAGTTGAAACAAGTATTACACTAAGTTTTAGAGAACTAGAACTTATTACTAGAGAAAGAGTACACGAAGGATTCTAATGATACAACTTACAGATAATGCAAAAGAATATTTAAATAGTATTAGAAATGATGACTACATCACCCTTGGAGTCAATGGGGGTGGTTGTTCTGGCTTCCAATATGTCTGGGATTACAAGAAAAACTGGCCTGATGTAAAATGGAGTAAACCATATGAGGATTGTTTAGTCCTTGACCCAGTAGCAGAAATGTTTGTCATAGGATGTACTGTAGATTATGTAAAAGAGTTGGGTGGTTCTTATTTAAAAGTTATTAATCCAAATGCTACTGCATCGTGTGGGTGTGGTGAGAGTTTTGCAGTTTAGGAGATCAAATGTATTTTAATTCATTTCCAGTAATACCGTATGACAATGAAGGTAATGGTAATTTAAAAGATGTAACTAATCTGTTAAGAAGAGTTGCTATAAGGTCAAAGGTATCTACTAATACAGCAATGTTTGACACATATGATATCAAAGAGGGTGATACACCAGAAATTCTTGCTGATAAATTTTATGATGACCCAGAGTTACATTGGGTTATTTTATTGATTAATAATGTTACAGATAGATATCATGGATGGCCTATGACTACCCCACAATTTCAAGCATATGTAAATGATAAGTATACAAATCCAAGTGGTATACATCACTATGAAATAGCACAAACTTCTGGTGACACTACAACAAAGATTGAGGTAAATGATTTGGTTACATATCCTAATGCAACACCTATAACTAATTTTCAGTATGAAGAGAGACTTGAAGATGGTAAACGTAGTATTAGATTACTAGATCCTAAATATGTGCCAGATTTTGTAGATGAATTTAAAACAAAGATAAAAGAATCGGTGATATAATGGCTGGAATTAATTTTGCTGGTGAATTTAAAATTGAACAGTGTGTCTTACATACTTCTAGTGGTAATAAAACGGATATAAGTAAATTGATTATATCTGTGGATTTGTTTGAGAACATTTTTGAAAAACAAATGTCTGGAAGTATCATGATTAACGATACTAATGCACTAGACTTAAATCTGCCTGTTACTGGCCACGATTATGTTACTTTGAAAATTACTACGCCAGGACTAGATGGTGCTGGACAGAATATTGATTTTACAAACTCACCACTCATAGTATACAGAATAGGTACTAAGCAAGAGATGGGTGGTAAAGCAAATATGACAGAAATATCAGTCATAACAAAAGATGCACTAAGAAACCAAAGGATAAGAGTATCTAGTTCATACACTGGAACTTGTTCAGAGATTGCAGAAAAAGTATTAAGGGATGAAATAAGAACAAAAAGAGATCTTTTTATCGAACCATCTATGGGTGTCAGAAACGTAGTAGTTCCTAATCGAAGGCCTTATGATTTTTTACAGAGACTTGCTGGTGAAACAATATCCGAAGAAGATAATTCACCACACTATTTGTTCTACGAAAATACTAAAGGCATACATTTTAGAAGTCTACAGAGTATGTATTCCCAAGATATCAAACAATCATTTTTCTCTGCTGAAGCTGGTACTCAAAATAACGCTAATGATTCAAAACAACCCAATATCGAAAAAGAATTAAAAAGAGTTACTAGTTTTGAACAAGGTGCAATTTCTGATACTGTAACTAGTTATAGAAATGGTATGATGGCAGGCACACTAATACAACACGATATATTCCAAAAGAAATATAACAAACAGACTTTTAATTATATAGATGATTTTAAGAAACACAAAAGAATTAACGGTAGTTCTTCTAAAGACAATCCAATTTTTCCAGATTCTAAAATTGATGGGGATAATAAAATAAGTGATTTTCCAGATGCAAGAATTATGATTACGCCTATTTCAGCACATCCAAATGATATAAATATAGATGCATCTTATATACAAGAAGGTGCAAAGTATGGAGAAGGTTTCTTGTACTCAAACGACAGATCACATGATTCTGCTTTGGCACGAAAATCTAAGTTAATGGAGTTAAACCAAGGCGCTTCAGTTAACTTACAAGTGGTTGGACAGACACATCTTTCGTGTGGAGATATTGTAGAGTTTGATATGCCTATTCAAGGTAGAAACCATACAGGCGAAGAGATCAATCCATATTACAAAGGTAGATACTTAATAACCACACTACGACACACATTTTCAAACATGTCTAATAGTCACTCAATCCTAATGAGACTTGCAAAAGACTCATTTGAATCACCTATAAAAATTGTAGGTGAAGTAGATGATTTTGAAACAGGCAGACAAGGTTTGGTAAGTAAACAATTTTACACTTAGAAAGGGGGGATATCAATAGAACATTTGTTATGCTTCAACCATAATAGAAAAAGAGGGAAATACTCATGAACGTAAAGACTAAGGCTAATATGAGAAACAGATCCAAATTCTTAAATAGAGACAGAACACTTGAACCACTTTCAGAAGAAGATAAATACTTGCTGAAAACTATTGATAAGGTTAAACATGAAATCATACAAAGAACTACAAGAAGGAGTTTACGATCCCAATATACTTAAAGCATTCTTTTTAGCAGGAGGGCCAGGCAGTGGTAAATCTTATGTTGTAAAAAGAACCACTGGTGGTATGGGTTTAAAAATTGTAAATTCAGACGAGGTTTTTGAGAAAAAACTCAAGGACGCTGGCCTTTCTCTAAAGATGCCTGAAGTAGAAGCAGAACCTAGAGATAAGATTAGAGATAGATCTAAAGCACTTACTAAGCAAAGACAAGCAAATTATGTCGAGGGTAGACTAGGACTTGTGATCGATGGAACTGGACACGATTATGATAAAATCGCTGGACAGGCAAGAACACTAGAAACTCTAGGATACGATACATTTATGATATTTGTTAATACATCACTAGATGTTGCACTACAAAGAAATGCAGAAAGACAAAGAAGTGTACCAACATCAATAGTAACCACTTCATGGAATAATGTACAAAGAAATATAGGTAAGTTTCAAAACCTTTTTAGAGGTAACTTTGTTATTGTAGATAACAATAGTAAAGATGAGGACATTATGGGTCAAGCAATCAAAAGAGTTCGTGCATTAACTAGACAGAAACTAAGAAATACTAGAGGTAAAGCATGGATTGCGAGAGAGTTAGAACTTAAGCGCCGATGATATGGAAATCTTTAGTAAAAGAAAACAGTTAAAAAAGTTTTCAGATAAAGTTCCCTCAAAGGAGTTAGTCCAACAAATTCTAAAAAAAACCTTTGAATTGACACCATCAAAACAAAATATGATGCCATATAGTGTACATGTTTTTGACCATACACACACAAAAGAAAAAGACAATCTTTACGAACTTTCAACACATTCTAATTGTTATCATAATCATCAACTTAAAGCTCCATATGTTTTGTTGTTACAACCAAGAGAAGTATATGTAACCGAACATATGAAATCAGAATTGTTTGCAAGTAAAGGTGGTAAACTAAATGTTACGTCAAGTGATGTTGATGTAGAAATCGGTATGTTTGCCACAATCTTTACAGGCCTTTGTTTAGAATATGATATTGATGTTTCTTACACTAAATGCCTTCCATCAAATGAGTATACAATGGCAATCTCAATAGGTTATAGGATTCCAGACAAAGTATACAAAGATACAAGACATATCAAACCCAAAGTAGACGATGTTATCAAATGGGTTGATTCGCCTGATTCGCAATAATTCCAAAAACTCTAAAATACACGCCACTCTGTAACTCTTACTGAGCAAGGATTACAGAAGGGGGGTTGACTTTACCTAAAAAGTGTTGTATATTAATTAAGTAAGATGAATTGAAAGAGAGATTAAATGATGAAAAAAATTGAGAAAACCTTTGAGATGCAAGACACTACAGAAAAGAAAAATCCTATTAGGTACATCAATGCTCACAATGGTGGTATTCAGATGTATGGTAATGGTTGTGGTGAATTGGTTGCATGGGGTAAGACACCAGAGATGATTGCATATGCCCTAAAGACAAAAGGTATTGCAGACAGTGTTGCTGGTGGTTCTTCAATGGATTTTGCAAGTGAAGAAGGTTTTGCGACAGATGACGGTGCAATGAAACTTTGGAATGATGCAATTGCCGTGTTTAATTGGGAAGTAAACGGAGTAGCAGGATAATGAGTAAAATGGTTTCAGTTTCAGTTCTAAAAAAGAATATTAAGGATAAGCCAGAATCAATCAAGAGACTTGCTCGTGTGTTACCACACATGATGCAGTTTGAAACAAACGAAAAGGTTTGGATTGGTTTGGAAAAAAGATTAATAATGGTTAAAAATTTAATGAATGAGAAGGGGTTAACACAATAATGAGTATACTGTTTGGTGAAGAGTGGAGAGATAAAAAAATGCACATTGAAAATGGTGGTCAATACATTTTTGATTTTGGTATTTCAGAAAAAAATATGGCAGAATCTTTAGAAAGTGCCTACATCAATATTACAGATGGTGCTTCAGATGAGAGGGCCTCTGCTGCAAATTACGTCAAGTATCTTTCAGAATGTTTGAAATCTGGAAAACTTCAAGTCAAGTGGAACATTAGTTAATTTAGGGAGAATATATTATGTTTAAAACACAAAAAGAAATCAAAGACATTGAGTTTAATTACCAAAATGTTTATGGTGAAACCATGAAGGTTTCTGAACCAATCGTGATGGCATCTGCTGCCGGTTGGTATGTCGGTAAAATCTGTAAGACAGATGGTTTTGTAGAACCATTCGATAGGTTCACAGAATACTTTGCAACGCCCGAAGAGGCAAATGTTGTTCTTACTACGCCCGAAGAAATGGGTGGGTTTGGAATTACGGGCATGCCCGTATAGTAGGTCGACTCCCCACACTAACGTGGCCTAAGAAGCAGAGTAAGACTCGTTCAAAAGGGAGTAACAACAA